GTACTAAAGTTCTTACCACATTCTTTACAGGTTCTAGACCTCCAAAGATATGCAGCTTCCCTTTCTCTTGTATGCAAGACATTAGTATTGGTGCTGTTGCAGTTAGGACATTGAATCATTATTGTCCTCCTTTGTTAAACAATCATCATTAAATAAAGTTTTTTTAATACGATACTGGCTGTCCATTTGAAGGTATTTAGATTCAAGCTTTTCAATACAAAGATCCCAAGCATCCTGTTCACTTATATCTAACTTCTTAGCAATAGACTGTGCAAGATCCCTTAAATGAGTAGCTATTGCTGTAAGGTTGTATGGATAATCAGACATCTTCCCCCCTTTTTTTAGCCTCTCTTTTTCTTGCTGCATCAGCAAGTTTTTCACTGTAACCGGCATCTATAATTGCTTGTTTAGTTTTTTCTGGGTAATACATATATTGATGAAAGTAGTGATCCCCTTTAATGTAGTGTATGCCTTCTTTTAAAACACCTTGTCTTCTGTAATTCATCAAAGTTAAGTTACTCACATGAATCTTTTTTGCTGTTGTCATACCATTGAACAAACCCTTTTGTGCGTAATCTTCATTAGTTTTTTCATTTAAATATTTAGAAAAATCATACGGAATATACTCAAAAGGTTTGACATAACCATAAAATTCTTTCATCACTTCATCATTACGTCTTGAATTATAAGAAAGTTTGCCTTTCCAATCACCAGATTGTAATTGAACAAGCAGTTTGTACCTTCTTTGTAAATTAGGATGAGTAAATTTATATGCACAACGATATTTTTCTGTTCGGAATGTTAATCTGCATTGCAAATAACCTTCAAGTGCAATTTTTAAATATTTAATTTTAAGTTTAATCCACTTATCAATATCAGTTTGTTTCCAAAAATGCCTGTCTATTTTATTATATATTTCAGTATTCATAACTCTAGTTGATTTTGGTATCCAGTTCTTGCTAATCAAAATTCCTAAATATTCCAAAGGATAACCAGTAAGTTTTACTATATCGTGAGCAGTATATTCATCTGCTCCACAATATTCTTCGGGTTTAAAAACAAATTTTTCTGTGGTGTTTAATTGATCTTTAAGAATTTTTCTGATCCACTCCCTGGAACATCCAAACTTGTTTGCTATTGATTGCAATGTATGGCCTTCTTTTCTCATACTTAAGATAAGTTGATTTCTATCTTCTTTTATTTCTTTTGGATAAGGTCTATACATTCTGTGGCTATTCATGTTCAACAATCTCCTTTTCTAAATTTGCTGCCATTAGTGATGCTTCAAACATCTTTTCAATTTGCTCGGCAGTCCTCCATAATGGTTGCTCAAGCATTGGAATTGATTGCTTTAGTAGTAGACTATGTATAGTCCACTGTTCTCTTGTTAGAGAGATACTAATTCTCAAAGAGTCATTAGTTTTTGTTTCTTTTTGTGCCATGAAAAATAATAATCTGGGATAAAGGTTCAGTGAAGAACCCATAAAAACTATTACAAAAAAAGTTTTTAAGAGTCCATCTAAAAGTTGGCCAAGGATAATAGAGCCAGGAATAATAAAAAATAAAAAGAAGAAAGAGCCTAGTGTTAACTAGGCTTTTCGTATTTTGTTTGAAAAATATTAAAGAATTTATGAATACTGGTAAAGTCATAACCTAGCTTTTCTAAAATTATGTATGAAAGGCTAGTCTTTACAGATTCTTCTGGATAACCAGTATTTTGCATTGCTTGAATGTCAACATCATAAAGTGATTCAACATTAGCCTTCATAAATTCAATGTCATACCATTTATTTTGTGGTACTGTATCTGGATATTCTTCGAGATACTCTTTTTCATCTTTGGTGTAATCAATCATGAGACACCTCTGGTTTTTTGTAAAAATTACTATGTTCAAAGTAACCATGTTGAAAAAAGTCTGGATAAGTATCCTCATCTTCAATATCAAAATTTTCTTTAGGTACTAAAACTTGACGAATTTCTAAAAATTCTTTAGTTCTATCCCATATACCCTCAGTATCTACCGATGGATCGCATTGACATAGAAAACGTGGATAAGCATATCCGTCTATGAGTTCACACAGTAATAGTTTTTGATCAATAGTTAGTTCTTTCATTTTCATAATCCCCTTTAGGCGTGGTTAATAAAGTTTTTAAGAAAGATATACAAGAGAATAACTAAGCATATCCAAACAATTAGAGTAGTCATGAATCATTCTCCTCTTTATCAGTAAATACAAGAGTACAAGTACCCCCTGCTTCATCTGCATAATCGTAAGTTGTCCATTCAAATGGACAATCATTATCGAGTAACCACTCGTATAGTTTTGATCGGTTCATTGTGGATCCTCCTTAATATCAAGAGCTTTATAAGCGTCTAATAATTCCTTATTAATTGCCTCCTGGGCGAACCATATACGCTCTATTTCCGCACGTTTAGCGGCCTTTAATTCTGCTTCGTGGTCGTATTTGTTGTTAGACATAATTAACCTTTAGATAATTGAATAAAACCATCAGGAACACCCCCTGCCTGTCTTACTGGATTGTCTATTTCTGGAATAATAATCCCTAGTCCAGGATCTTCACGCCTAATAAACAATCTTTTTTTGAGAGATCTTCTACGACTTACAAAAGTCTTACATCTTTCAAATAAATCTTCGGGTATGTCAATAGCTTTTTCTGTATCGTCTTTAAGGTGATACAACATAACGACTCTTGAGCCGCACCAATCAACACCGCTAATTTCGTATTCACTAGCTAGACGATTACTAAAATCTTCTACTAGATCCTCAAGATCTCTTGAGCATACGATACACTGCGGAAAATTCCACTTAGTTTCTTTTTGGTTGGTAGTCATTTTGTAACCCTGTTAAATTCATTAATAGCATCATCTTTTTGTGATATATGCCAACATCTCAAAACTGGTTGAGAGATAGTACCATTAACAACTAATAAAAGCTGATCGGTTATTGTTTGCACTAATGAAAAAGTGCTATTTGATTTAATAATCATTTTGCAACCCTCCCATAAAAAGGGTTGTATCTTTTTTGATTAAGTTCTAAATAACGTGATGTTATTTTGTTGACTTCATCAATAGAACCATTAAGAATAATTTTTCCTAGTGTTCTATATTCTTTTTTTTCAAGCTTCGTAAGCATGATTAATAATTAGTAACTGGGCGGTTAAGGTTCACTTGTTAAGAGAACCCTTTAAAACCTCCGTAGAGGCTTTAAGGGATTGTCTAAAGATCTCTTATCTCTTTAATTACTGATTGTGGTAGTTCAGCTTTAAGCCATCTTGAGCCGTACTTGTAAGGCTTGCCGTCTACTAGATAAGATTTATCTTCATAGAGGTCAACTTCTTTTAGTCGGTCACATTCCCAAGTGTAGAACTCTGCACGCTCTGGCCTAGTTAATGTATTTAAGTAAGCTGTTTGTTGAGGGCTTCCAGGCTGCATGTCATTTAAATGATAAAGCTTCCATATTCTGTAAATAGTTTTGAAAGCTGTGTTATTGCCTAGATATTTTTTAAGATCATCTAAGCATTGACCACCCATAACAATATCAGTTTTGAGATTGTTCCATACTTGCCCACTAGCTGTAAAACATCCGTTTTTAAGTTTGACTTCTATCTCAACTAAGCAAGTTTTTCTGCCGTTACCGTAGTAGTCAATTTTTCCAAAGTCAAACAATTTTTTAAAAGTTGTTGGACTATAAGGTGTTGTAATCGTTTGCATTTGATTAATAAGTTTCTGGGAATAGTACTATAAAAATTAATTTCTAGTACTGATTGAATTATTACTATAAGGCCGCTATCGATAAAATAAAAACATAGAAAATCTTTACAATCTGTAACAATAGACCCTATATATCCCCCCATTCTGTCCAATTATTGGTCAAATAGAGTCCAAAACACTATAAAAACCCTAAGATCCCAGTTATAAGTGCTGCCTCTATGACAGTACTACATATAAAAGACTCTATATATAGACTAAATTTCTACAAAAAGTTGTATATATGGGGTAAATCTTAGATTTGTATATATGCGTAAGCCTTTCAAATTTTTGTGGTAAAAACATTTTATAAGACCCTTATAGGACCACCCAGAAGGAAACTACAAGGGTCAATTATAGGGTCTTTATGAGGAGAGAGAACCTATGAGTAAATTATAATGAAGATGCTGATGAAGGTCAAATCTATGATCTATCTATGGATGGATCTTAACGACCCCCCTATAGTCCCCCCATGATCTATCTACAAGTGAGCTTTAATAAGATTTACTTATAAAGCCATCATC